AACGGTGCCATCCATAGCGAATGCATTACCACCAATGGTAAAAACACCACTTGCATACGCGACGGTATCGCCGGTTGCGTAAGGAGCAGTAGTAGCCAGGAAGCTTGCGGCGGTGCCGGTCACGGTGGATACATCAACATTTGCAGCCGTCAAAGGCATGATGTAAAAGTCGTATCCGAAGGCAGCTGAAAAATTAGCCATTCAGAGTATCGGGCGAGGCCCGTGCGAAGGTACTCGGACACATCGGCCCGTTAACCTATGCTTCCAATCAAATCAAATAGTATGCCGTACTAACTTCACTAAGTAACAATAGGCATGTCCGACATAATGATGATCTTAGTTTGCATCAAAGCGCCTAAGCCGTCACTAGCTGCAACCGTCTGCACTGCCTGAGACCCCAGGAAGTGGCTACAAGCCTTCTCTGCAGCTTCTTGCATGTCAGCACCCGTAGCGGGCTCCCAAGCCACCAGGAAGACGTTCCAGCGCACGGATAGACGTGGACTGTCGCCTGTCAGGTATTCATTCTTAGTAAAATCACCAGCATCTTGAATGATGCATTCAATACCAGAGGTATTATCGATCCCTGGCAAATCTTCTCCTGGACTTACAATTGATAAAGCCGTCAAGCCAGTAGGCCCACCTTTGAAGTCATAAGTTCCAAGTAAATCAGTAAATGTACTATCGCCGGAAAGAGTATTATAAATTATCTGCGCACTTGTAGGAAAAGATTGCGCCATCTCAGCTAAAAATGCATCGATTTAGTATTCCGCTACGGTAAACTTAAGGCAAGAATTACCACACGGAGGCCCTTATGAAGCCGATGAATAAATACTTTGTCCGTGGCTTAATTCTTACAATAATCTGAATAAAAAAATGCACTCGCTGCAGGATTACGCTCCCGTGTATGAGCGAATTTCAGATTATTTGTATAACATGTCTGCTCTAACAAGACGCGAAGCTCGCCAACAATGGCGACAATCAATCAAAGATGCCTGGAATAACCGTTGCGCCTATTGTGGAAGACCACCAATTGACGACGAAAGCTTAACTGTTGATCACGTTAAACCACGTAGTGCCGGCGGAGAAGATCGTACAAGTAACTGCATCCCTGCATGTTCATGCTGCAATCAAGCGAAGTCATCCAGGGAGTGGTTGAGCTGGTTCCGCGAACAACCCTTCTACGCACCGGAAAAAGAATGGCGTATTAGGCAGTGGCTATCTGGTGGACTTTCGCACTTCAGCCAATACGATGAAGAAGATTCAAAAGTTGTTGACATTTATGCAAACAGATTAATGGGTACTTGGCCTAGCGGGGCCACAGTATTTCATTCTCACGAGCAACAACTTTAGTTTCAATATAAGGCACTTTCAATGTTACCTTTTCACCATCGGTAGAAATGAATTCACGCATTTGATCAGACGCGCTTTCTTCCGCAATAAGCATTCCTCTGTAAGTGCTTCCATCTTTTACAGGGTTCAGTAGTATCGCGTCCTTTGATACTAACGCAACAGTATCTCCTGTAAAGTTTGAATCCGCGCTTTGCACTAGATCTTTAAAGCAAAACAACGTCCATGCAGGGTTTTTCTTTAGCTTGATAAGTTCCAGTAACGCCGCACCATACTGACCACTTGGGCCGTTATTTTTATCTGCAGCTTTATAAAAACAGAAGTCCAAGTAACTGGCTGGTTTGCCCGCTTTTTTACGATCTCTTTTACTATTGACATAAATTGAAGTCAACAGCGCCATAGGCCTCTCAGCATCATGCATATTACTTACGTGCCTTTGCAAATATTTCTGCACAGCAGTAATTACATATTCATACGGCAATTGCCAGTAATTTTCTAGACAGAATTCATTGTCGCCGGGATATCCAGCCTTCAGGATCCAGTAATACCCTTCAAAGTCAATACTTTGGTCCTGGGTGACTACTTTCCCTCAACAACACCTCCTCCTTGCTCACCTACCTTTTCAGAGACAGCCCTAGAAACACTTCTTGACTCTTCTTGGCTATAAAACTCTGCCAAACTTTGAACTAGATCAGGATGCAATTCAAAGGTTTGTTCAACGGTCCAATTTGCGTCGACACGACTCATCAAAACAGCAGTAGCTTGTACAATCGTAAGCTTCTCCTGAAAAGCGATGAGTGCCATCAACCTATCGGTAATTTCACCTTCGTAATCAGCCATATAAGCAGGTCTTTCGGCCTGCATCATATCTTTAACTACATTTCCAGCCTTTTTCTTCTTTTCTTTTGCAATTTTTGAACCAAGCCTATACAAATCAGACATCGTTGGATCGCCTGAAATCGACCCCTGTACAATCGCCTTTTCAGATACAGTCAAATAACCCCTGCGTTCAATTTCAATCTTGCCCGATTCTTCCGTACCAATAACATCAATAAATTTTTCTGCTTTAGGCTGCACAACAAATGGCAGTTTACCCTTACTGGCCTGTGCCATACGGATTATTTAAGCTGAAGTATAATACCTATTAACCGAATTTCTCTGCCCACGCGGCTGCGATTGCCCTTTCAAGATGTTCATTCATATTGTATTTATCAACACCATATTCACCTCTCAAGACACCATGAACCCATGGTCTTTGCGGGTAGCTAGCTAATCGCGCATTAACATTGCCGGATGGACGCACATAGCCGCCGTAATGAACGATTCCTGCATACGGAGCACTATACGAAATAGCCACAGCAAGCGTACCGCCCTTGTAACTAGTAACAACTTTCTGGCTTTTCTTAAGTTTGCCCGTATCAACAATATTCCTTGGTGACGAAACAATTCTTCCATTTTTACGTAATGTCTCGTTCGGCCAGTTCCAATAAGAGCCTTCAAGTGCTTTATGTAACGCTTCAGATAATGTTGATTTAATTATTGTTCTGGAATTACCCATACCTTTTGATATAGCACCCTTTGCAGCAGTCTTTTGCGGCCCATAAGGATACGTTATCTTTACCCTTGGGAAAGAGATCGTTGCATTAATCCTGATCTTCATTAGTTCTGCAACTCGCCTCCGGTGATCTGTATCTCAACACCGCCTATTTCGTCATAAATAATCTCATCAATTCCTTCACCACCAAATACACCACTGGAACGCTGAATACGGGCCACCGGGTTGATTGGATCTTGCCCAAAGCGAAACTTGCATTCAACTCCAGGCTCCAACCAGCTGAATTGAGTCGTTACTTCACTAAAAGTCAGCCCAGATTCGCTGTCAGATGACAAATCCCAGCTGCTGGATACAGTCGCATACTCCAATGCATAACCACGATAATAGAACTGATCACCACCAGCCCCTGGCATCATCTCACCATCAAGCTGTGATTCAAGCGGAACTCGCTTTGATCCACTGCTGACACCCGTATATTGCGTCCTTTTTACAAATAATTTCACCAAATAACTGTCAGAAGAAGCCCTGACCCACCTGCCGGCACTCAAACTGACAGTCCCTTGCCCAGGAACAAGCAATCTCGCATTGATATATGGAGCCAACGGAGATGCCATTAGTTCCTAGTCCTTTTATCTAGGATTCCTACATTTACGGCAACTCTCAATCTCGCTTACGTACCTCGCATAAGCACCATTCATAACCGTGTAATCCTTACATCCCCTGCACCAAACCTTCGTCGTCGCCATATTGTCAACACTCCTTATTAAGTCACCGAATTGACTATCCTCCATTTCGGGATGAATAGACATAATCAAAAGGCAACTGTCTTAGCCTACCTCTTTAATCTTTTCTTAACCTTTATATCGTTTCTTCTAGGTACTTTTTCTCTACTTCATACGGCTCTGTATACATGAAATCAACCATATCCTCTATATAAGGTGGCAACCATTCATGCACAGGACCACAATTACCCCAATTCACTGGTTGCACACAATTCATTACCACGACGGACCAAAACGCCATCAGGTAATTCCACACCGGATATAAATTCACGACCTGATAAGACTGCTGCTATACCCAGATGCATTACTCATTAACCCACCTAGACAACTGCAAAATGCAAAATATTGCGCAACCTCATTCCTCGCACGCATCTTCTCCTGTATAACACCACTAACCTCCCCATTCCCATCCTTCTCCCACTCCAATACATCCGCCTTAACCAGTGTCTTACCCTCCTTATCCGTTAAATCTTGCGTCGTCTTCGTACTAACCGCTAACTCATACTCAGTTAATGCCGCTCGGACATTCGTAACCGCATCAGCACTGATATCCTCTAGCTGATTAGCACAATCCTGTATACAAGTTAACGTATATTGTCCAAATGGTACACCCAAACATTCAATAATCCGCAGATCATCCCCGCTTACCCAATTACCACTGGTATCTAGCGCCATGATCGGCATCATATACTCATGATTAGTGTGCCAAGTGACATATATTCACCTATTATGAATACAATTGACCCGAAAACATTGACCCTTAATTCCCTAGCACTTCTCCTCGCCGTCAGATGTAAATCAAAAGAAGCAACTAAACAACTCCTAGGACGCTTCTATCACCAAATGTCCGAAAAACAAGCTAAAACTTTCATGAATCGTACAATAATGCTTCTCGAACCTAAAGAACGTGATTGGTTGAAAAATTTATGCTGACTTCACCACCTCCAAAAATTCACTTCCCCCAAAATCCACCCCGTAAATACCCCTACATTCCA